ACCTAGATCCACCGCATGAATGTCTGTTAAAGAATAATATGTATTAGTTCCAATTACAACTCCTATAGCTACCCATACTGAAAAGCAATAACCACAGCTAAAAAGAGTCTTAGACCAGTCACCTAATTTAAAAAGCAAACTCCTAATTGGTTTAAAAATATCCGATTTAACCACCAATTCTGTCACTGATTCTGTTAATACAACGATCAGGAACAGTTGGATAAAGAAGTATTCCCACATACTATCTCCTCTATTGATAAACTACGGTTACATCCGCTGTTCCTTCTAACGATACCGTTAATCCAGACAGAGTAACACCATATTCATATGTTCCTATATTATTACAATCTAGGACGCCCACGGTTTCTCCTCCAGATGCGGTTGAACCTTCAGAAATGGTTAGAGCCGATCCGCTAGCAGGATCGTTAATCGTAACACGGTGCAACTTAGATTCCCCACTACGATTGATAGCTGTGCTAGCTACTGCAAGATGTACGTATCGGATTGCTTCTTCTACCATTTTTTGTTTCTCCTTACAGTCATGTTTTCTAGTAAACTAGGGCGCAGGAAGGTTGGCGGGGAGACCACCTTTTTATTCACCTAGGTTTCAAAACCTGCGCCCTAGTTTTTCACTTGTTCCTATGGGGAGAGAATGTTTCCATTCTATCCCCAAGGAATTTAACTATGTTACGATCTATCGATAACGCCCATCTGAAGCATTCGTGAATCCAGAAGTGCAAATCCAACTTCCTCCCAACCGAAGAAACCTTGCTTCTGTTGGCGGAGCAGTGTCGGATCATCATGCGCCTCATATTCCTTTCGAATAGGCATAACGAGCGAATCATTGACAGAAAGATCAAATCCCCAAATCTGAGTCTCTCCTGCTGTAGTAACATTACCATTCGCATCAACGGTATTAACGTCGGTTGGCGTATAGTCGTTAAAATCACCAGCAGCATCTATCTGGAAGACACCAAAAAGGGCACCGTTCTGGTTGATATTGAATCGACCAGTAGCACCAAGTTGGAATACTTCGTGTAGATTAATGTTCCAAATGTTACCCATACCGGCCGCTTGGAAAATCTCTCGGCGCGTAATAGGATCAACCTGAGTATCAGTCCACTCACGTACGTCAGCGGCATCCTCAGGGGAAATATAGAGATCTGTTAAGGATCGGCGAGTTCGCTTCATACCGACCATCATCAGATTAATAAGTTCCTTAGACAGGAACTTCTCACCGGTAGCTCCGGCGGGGACTTGGTAAACAGGCGCGTTACGAGAACCAAGAAGCCCTTGGCCAGCAAAGTTAGTCGTTCCACCAGGAATGATAACTCTCCAACCAGAATCTTCTTCATAATCGGCAATAGCACGCGCAGCGTTTCGAGCCGCCCTTTCGGGAATATCGATACGCGAATCTCGGGCATAGGTAACCTTCCAATCCGCCGAAACGGAAATCGAGAAAGTCGGAACATATACTTCCTCACCAACGCCTTCGATGAAGTTCTGTGCGATATATCCAAGACCCGGCAGTACGAATACTGGGATCTCGAAATCGTCAGCAACTGGATAAACAGCCTGAGCACCAGGAGCGAGGCGTTCTACAGCAAAAAGCTGTCTCATAATAGACGCATCACGAATCTCCTGGAGAATAGGCACTGTAAGTGCCTGGGCAAAGGCCTTATAGGCTTCAACACCCTCAGGAGTGTCGAAAGACGCAGTTGCATTAAACAGTTCTGCAAGCTTTTGCTTGTCCATGACTTTTCCTCCTTAGGGTTATATTAGCAACTTAATTCTGAGATTTGTACCAGCTGCAACAGCAGTGGCATCTAAAGCATTTTGGGCAACAGCAATTACAGTAGCGTTAACCTCATTCACACCCGTAGGTGTGACAGCCCCAAGGGCTGCAGTAGTGAGATTATCACCAGCTGCGTAAGTAGTAGCTGTGTTATAGTGCGTGGTATCATACAGTCCGAGATGAGCAACCGCTACGGGATCTCCTGAAAATGCATCGGAGCTTCCCAAATCACCAGGAAGTCGGAACCCAGTTGGGTGAGCGGAGGACTCGGCTTTGACGTTTTGCATCAAGAAACCATACGGCTTATTATCATTGCCGCTAGTAGTACCACTAACACTTGCTACGAGCTGATCACCCGACAACCAAACAACAGCGCCTGCTGTTTCAGTACCAAGGCCCTGGCTAGTATCATGTACCAGGAACTGATTCTGAACAACGGCATCACGTGGGATGAACACCATGTGTCAGTACCTCCTTATTAGGACTTGTTTTCTCCTCGCTTTTCGTCGAGGTAATCCTCCCATGCTTGGGTACATTCTTCCTTCAGGGATGCGCTTGGGCGAATCTCCTGATCCATAGATCGAGAAATAGCTTCTCCTAAAGACATTTTCTTTTTAGAAGCAGTCTCTTTTTTCAGTTCCTCTGTCTTGTCATCGGAAGCTGCCTCAGAGGTATCCTCTTCGGTTTCTTCCTTTTCTGTAGTTTCAGGCTTTCTGCGGCTATTAGAAACCTCGGCCACCCTTTGTGCTACTTCATTGACGAGAGAATTGCACTGAGCATCAGCTGGATCACAGCCAAGGCTTTGAGCAATTAAATTCACTTCCTGAGCTGATAATTCATTGATCTCGATCTCTTCATCTCCATCTTCTTCTGAAGTAGGAGCATATTTGCTCTTTAGAGCAACAAGCTCACTCTTATAGGATGTAAAATCTTCATCCGACATTTCGCGAATCTTAGCGTACTGGGCTTTTGCAGCTTCATCATCCAGACAAACTCCGGATTCAGCAAGTTCAGCCATTCTACCAGCAGCTGTTTCTTCACGAGCGAGTGTTTCCAAGGCAGCCTCTGCTACCTCAGCTCGACGTGTAATCTCTTCGAGTTCTTTTTCAAGCCCAACGATTTTCTCATTAGCAGCTACTTCAGCAGCACCTACTTGAGAATCATCATCAAGGGCGGCGAGAATCTCTTCATACTCTTTAATCTTAGCATCCTTTGCCTCTAGGGATGCTCGCAGAGTTTCAAAGGTCTCCTTTGCCTCTTTGAGAGCAGCTTCAGCTTCTTCACGAGCCTGAGCTTCTTCTCGGGAGGAAAGTAGTTTCTCAACCTCGGCTTGGACAGCCGTATTGAACTCGGTTTTATCAGTATCTGTCATATCGGCTTTTCCTCCTTATCAGGATTGTTTTGTTCTCGTCCCCCGACGAGTACCTAACGTGTGTGCTCTTTGGGTCACACTTCCTCTCATCTACTCCGTAGCCTTTCCTTCACTAATAATGTAGTGAACACATTAATTATGTAATTCTTATTACTCCGCAAGTAATACTGCTATACCGCTTGTAGCGGTATCTACATAAATGCCCCCGACAGGAACGCCACTTGCTGTTGCGTCTCCGGGACCATCGGCGGTTAAAAGATTATTGAAAGCAGGCACTAGTGGGAGCTTACCATCATCGCGGTAAGGTTGACCCGCTGGGGTTACCCTCATGCCTTGCAGATCAGGTCTTGCCATCTTAGAGTCCCTCCTTATTAGTTACTTGTAAACTCATGAGTTTGTCAAATTTCTCGACTAAACACTAATTGATCTTTTGTCACAAAAACTTCTCCAAATTTGGATTGCAATTTAGATAAGAAGACGATAGTATCGTTTTCTTCAATAATTTCTACAGCCTGGTCAATCGCAGCTTCGCGATCTATGCCGGCCGCAATTATATCAGGACCGGCTCCCACGAAAAGTACAAAACCTTCCACCTTTTCGCGGTTTGCAGACGGTTCTAACGCTTGAGCTGTTCTAAAGGCGCTCATTTTTTTCTTGTATCGAATAACCTTGTCCGAAGCTATGACTGAAGAAGCTTCAATTGCTTTACTAGTTACTTTAAAGTTTTTTTTTCCACAGCGACAAAAGATTGAAGAGAATTTCTAAGTTCTTCAGTATCTGTGCGGATCCTGGACACTTGTTCGCTTCTAACCACCGATGCTGATACTTGATTAACTGTAGCAGGACGATGAACAACGGTCTGGAATGTATTACTCGGACCATTTTCAACAATTTCTCTGACAGTCTTTGTAAGAGCATCGTCTTCTTCGTCTTTGACTGTTCGATTGCGAACGTTCCTCAGACATTCAGGGGCTTTAGCAGTGGCACCAATAACAGGGCAAGCTTCTTCAAATAAAGCACACCAGTGTTCGTGCACTACCGCACCTTCTGATTGGTCAAGAGCATTGAACTTGGTAAGTCTCTTTTTAAAGCTTTTACAAACAGAGTCTGGAAAAGAGTCAACACTACCAGGACCCCCAATCCCAGGACCTGTCCACCTAATAGCGGCGCTTTCCGTACCTCCTACTGTTAAAACTCTACTAATACCACCGGTTTCACCGTCTAATTCAACATAAATTTGATCCGCAATTTCCAGATCTCCATCCTCAGTTATCGCCTTTATAGGAGCGGCAACCTTTTCCTCTTGTGATACTTCTTTCTTAGCAGCAGAAAGTTCGATTCTATGTCCTCGTAAATTATCAACCTGCTCCATATCTACTACCTGTTCGCCTCTTTCTAATCGTTCCTTATGCTCTGCAGTTTCCAAAATGATAGAATGGGGGTTGGCGGGATTCTTTACGAGTCCCATACCACTAAAAGTAATATAGCGTAAAACCCGGGAAACAAAATGTTTACCCAGGGCCTTCGTACCCGCCATGACTTTAACAAAGCCTCCAATTAAATCATCGGGGCTGTAACCCAAAGCCTTTGCTTCATCACGGGTAATAATTTGTTCTCCAATTTTAATATCAAAATCTTTGAAATAACATTCCATACTGACTTTCCAATCTCCCGCAGAAATTTCCTCAGCAAGATCTGGAAAACGCATTTTATGTATAACACCGGCTATTCCAATATCGATATCTAATTCGTTGAGATCTCTAGACATTTCTTCAAATTCTGCCATTACTTGCAAAGGATCAAATTGAGTACCGTCTTTGTACATAAATGCGGCATCATACATATGTCCAATTATTTTATTTTCCTCGTGTTCTATATCAATGGCTTTATGAATAATAGTATTATGTGCCAGCATCATCTCAGAAGGAAGGAAATGCGCTCCGTTCTTATTAGTT